ATTAAGGCCGCAGCCAAGCTCGGTCTAAAAGGCGACGCGTTAGCGATCGCTGCTGGAATGTTGCCCACTGAATATCGGCAGTTGTGCCTGATGGATCCAGCTGCCGAGTTTGCTGAACTACAAGGGAGAGCCGAAGGTGAACGTGAAGCCAGTCAACAGTTGCACGCTGCTGCAGCAAGCGGTGATGCGAAAGCCGCCCTCGCCATCCTCCAGCACCAGCACGGATGGGTCGCCAAGCAACAACTTTCAATCGATATTGAGCAACGAATTAGCGTTACGCAGGCTCTTGAAGACGCACAGCGTCGAGTCATCGAAGGCGTGTTTACTGACGTCACCGCGCCCAAACAACTAAGTAATAACCCTGAGTTTCATGTGAAACCTAACAAGCAGAAGCAGAAAGTAGCCTGATATGCCATCAATTAGCGCAGGATTTCCTAAAGGTGTTTACGGTATAGGCGTCCGTGACCAACTATTTCCAGGTGAAGATGAATATTTCAAAACAAACCCGAACGTTACGGGTATGGCTGCGGACGACGATAAAATCATTCTTAACCCATACAGCAAGATTTCTGATAAAGAAAAAGAAGCGGTAATGCTAAACGAAGCTGCACGGGTGCATATGAGAAATAAGCTGATTGACGCACCTAGCTATGATTTAACACCTGAACAAACAGAAAAATTTGGCTCATACTCCAAAGACATTAATGACATTCGGCAAACTATTGCCGCGCGTATTCTGTCGGGCGACCCGTCCGCAGGCCAACCGACCCAAGCGCAACAAGAATACGTTAGCCGTTTACGTCAGTTTATGGGTGTAAAGTAATTGCAAACCACAATCTATAGTGCGCAAGACGAACAAGAGTTGATGGCGCGGCTGTGGTCGCCCATCATTAAAGACAATCCGTTAGCGTTCGTGCTGTATACGTTCCCGTGGGGCAAAGCGGGTACGCCCTTGGAACACTTTAGTGGGCCAAGAAAATGGCAACGCGAAGTGTTGACCGAACTGACTGAACACATTAAACAGAACAACGGCAAAGTGGACTTTGATACATTCCGCATGGCCACCTCATCTGGGCGTGGTATTGGCAAGTCGGCGCTGGTGTCCTGGCTAGTGATTTGGATGCTGACCACCCGCATTGGCTCGACCACCATTGTGTCGGCTAATAGCGAAGCGCAGCTCCGCTCGGTCACATGGGCGGAGATCACTAAGTGGCTGTCAATGTCCATGAACACCCATTGGTTCGAGGTGTCCGCTACGCGTGTGATGCCAGCCAAATGGCTGACTGAACTGGTCGAGCGGGACTTGAAGTTGGGTACCCGCTACTGGGGCGTGGAAGGCAGACTGTGGTCAGCGGAGAATCCAGACAGTTACGCGGGGGTGCATAACTTCTCAGGCGTGATGTTGGTGTTTGATGAGGCGAGTGGTATTGACGACTCGATCTGGTCGGTAGCAAGTGGCTTCTTTACGGAGAATACGCCAAACCGTTTTTGGTTAGCGTTCTCCAACCCACGGCGCAATAGCGGGTACTTTTATGAATCCTTCCACTCCAAGCGGGAGTTTTGGAAGAATAAGATTGTGGACGCTAGAACCGTAGAAGGTACGGACAAAGCCGTGTACCAGCAGATCATTGACGAATATGGCGCGGATTCTGCCCAGGCGCACGTTGAGGTGTTTGGAGAATTTCCAAGCGCAAGTGACGATCAGTTTATTGGCGCTGATATTGTCGATGAAGCCATGAATCGAGACAAGTACAAAGACCTATCCGCGCCCATCATATTGGGTGTTGATCCTGCACGGTTTGGGGCGGACTCGACTGTAATTGCCGTGCGCCAAGGGCGTGACATTATTGCGATCAAGCGCTACAAAGGCGACGATACGATGGAAACGGTGGGGCGCATCATTGAGTGCATGGAAGAATATAAGCCGGTGTTGGTCAATATTGACGAAGGCGGGCTAGGCGCTGGTGTGGTGGATCGCTTAAAAGAACAGCGCTACAAGGTCAAAGGCGTGAACTTCGCCAATAAGTCCAAGAACATGATGATGTATGGCAACAAACGGGCGGAGATGTGGGGCGACATGAGGGAATGGCTGCGCAGTGCCAGCATACCCAAGGACAGAACGCTCAAGACCGACCTGATCTCACCGCTAATGAAGCCCGACAGTAAGGGCGCGATCTACTTGGAAGGCAAGAAGGAGATGAAGGCAAGAGGACTAGCGTCGCCAGACGCAGCAGACGCTATCGCGCTGACGTTTGCGTTTCCTGTTGCAAACCGCGAATATAAAGGTACAATCCGCAAATCGACGTATCAATCACAGGGCGCTGCCCTCAACTCATGGATGGGATCGTAATGGCTACGAAGAAACATGACAAACCCATAGCTCGTACAACCACGGGTAAAGGCGCGAACTACAAACCCACCGAAAAAGGTGCGGGTATGACTGCCAAAGGAAGGGCTGAGTACAATGCAAAAAATAATGCAAATCTTAAGGCGCCTGCGCCAAATCCTAAGACTAAAGCCGACGCTGGCCGCAAATCCAGCTTCTGCGCCCGAATGTCAGGTGTCGTCGCCCACGCCAAAGGCGACGCCCCGCGCGCGAAAGCCGCGCTCAAAAGTTGGAATTGCGGTAAAAAATAAGGAGAAAACTGTGGCTACTAAACCTGGATTGTATGCAAATATTCATGCTAAACAAAAGCGCATTGCGGCTGGTAGTGGTGAGAGGATGCGTAAAGTTGGCGCTAAGGGCGCGCCTACTGCGAAGGACTTTAAAGAATCAGCTAAAACGGCTAAACCCGCTAAGAAAGGCAAATGATGCCACTCAAGAAAAGCACAAGCAAAGAAGCCTTCCGTCAGAACATCAAAGCTGAGGTCAAAAGTGGCAAGCCCGTCAAGCAGGCAGTGGCAATTGCGTATTCGGTAAAGCGTGAAGCAGCTAAAGGTAAAAGTAAAAAATGAGTTTAAAGCCGTTAAGTAATTGCGTGTTAATTCGTCAAGATATAGAAAAGTTGTCGGATTTAATAGTTTTACCCCAAAACAAACTTTTTAGCGGTATCATTGTGGCAATTGGTGAAGGTAAGAAAAGTCCTAAAGGGCATACCGAACCTATGAACGTCAAAGAAGGTGACCATGTGCTATTTGGTGAGTATTCCGGGCAAAAGGTTACTATTGACGGCGAAGAATTGTTGATGATGCGCGAACCTGATGTGATTGGAATACTAAATGGCGTATGACCAAACCTCGATGAATATCGTCGGCAAAGTAGCCGAAATAGGTAGCAACCCTACTAATACCCCAAATGAGCAATCAGATGTTTTAGCTACTATGCGCCATCGCTTTCAGATGGCAATGTCTGCATATTCTGAGTCGCGCGAAGATGAGTTAGATGATTTACGGTTTATGGCTGGTTCGCCAGACAACCAATGGCAATGGCCTGCTGACGTATTGGCTACCCGCGGCTCTGTCCAAGGGCAAACCATCAACGCGCGCCCATGCCTGACCATCAACAAACTGCCGCAGCACGTCAAACAGGTCACCAACGAACAGCGTCAGAATCGCCCATCTGGTAAGGTAATCCCTGCCGATGACAAGGGCGACATTGAGGTAGCAGAGATTTTTGAAGGTATGGTTCGCCATATCGAGTATATGTCTGACGCCGATGTGGTGTATGACACCGCCTGCGAGAACCAAGTAACGTACGGTGAAGGCTATTTCCGCATTTTGACCGAGTTTTGTAACGATGACTCGTTCGATCAAGACATCCGCTTAGGCCGTATCCGCAACGCTTTTTCAGTCTACATGGATCCAATGATCCAAGACCCTGCTGGCTGCGATGCCGAGTGGTGTTTTATCAGCCAAGACATTGAAAAAGACGAATACGAGCGCCAGTTCCCGAACGCCGCGCCCATCACAACGATTATGTCCCAAGGCGTAGGCGATTCGTCCCTATCCCAATGGATTGACGAGAACACCATTCGGATTGTTGAGTATTTTTACTACAAACATATCCCAACAAAGCTAAATCTGTACCCAGGCAACCAGTCGTTTTACAACGGCAGCCTTGAAGATAAAAACATGAAAGAAATGGGCTTAAAACCCATTAAATCCCGCACCGTAGACGTCAAAAAAGTCATGTGGATAAAGTCCAACGGCTTTGAAGTGCTTGAAGAACAGGAATGGGCGGGTAAATGGATTCCCGTGATCCGTGTAATTGGCAACGAATTTGAGGTAGATGGCCGTATCTATGTGTCTGGTTTGGTTAGAAACGCTAAAGATGCACAGCGTATGTACAACTACTGGGTATCCCAAGAGGCAGAAATGCTTGCATTGGCTCCAAAAGCACCGTTTATCGGTTACGGCGGTCAATTTGAGGGCTACGAACAACAATGGAAAACCGCTAACACGACCAATTGGCCGTATTTAGAGGTTAATCCCGACGTAACTGATGGAATGGGCGCAACTCTGCCACTTCCACAACGCGCCCCACCTCCTTTGGCACAAACTGGACTTATCCAAGCCAAAATGGGCGCGTCTGATGATATCAAGTCCACCACTGGACAGTATGACTCGAGCTTAGGTGCCACAAGCAACGAACGCTCGGGGAAAGCTATTCTTGCCCGCGAACGCCAAGGCGATGTGGGTACATTCCACTACGGCGACAACCTAACTAAAGCGATTCGCTATGCAACGCGGCAGTTAATTGACCTTATTCCTAAGATTTACGACACCGAGCGCATTGCTCGCATCGTAGGTGTTGATGGTGAAGTGTCAATGGTTAAGCTAAACCCCGACCAGCCCGAAGCAGTCAAGAAAATCGTTGACCAAACAGGCATTGTGATCGAAAAAGTCTACAACCCAAGCGTCGGTATCTATGATGTTGTGGCTACTACAGGCCCAGGCTACATGACTAAGCGCCAAGAAGCCCTTGAAGCTATGGCACAGATTCTTCAGGGTAATCCCGAACTTTGGAAAGTGGCTGGCGATCTGTTTGTTAAGAACATGGACTGGCCTGGCGCCCAAGAGATGTCTAAACGCTTGGCTAAGACGATTGATCCTAAGCTCATTTCCGATACAGACGAAGATCCAGCACTACAAGCTGCACAGCAACAAATGCAAGCGATGGCGCAAGAGATGGAAGGCATGGCTCAAATGCTTGAAAACGTCAATAAATCAATGGAAGCACAAGATTTAGAGCGCAAGAACTTTGAGGCTGATATTAAGGCATACCAGGCTGAAACCCAGCGAATTAGCGCCGTTCAAGCTGGCATGACCCCAGAACAGATCCAAGATATTGTCATGGGTACTATTGCAGCCGCTTTAGATACAGGCGATTTGGTTAGCGGCGAATTACAGCGTGAACCAATGGAAATGCCCGAAATGGCCCCTGAAATGATGCCACCTGAACAACAGATGGCTCCCGAAATGATGCCACCTGAGCAACCTGTACCCCCACAAGGAATGTAATTATGAGCTGCGAAAAATTTATTGGGATGTTGTTTTTAGCACGGGATGTCACCCATTCAGCGCACCTCAATACCCGTAGCTATGCCAAACATAAGGCGTTACAAAAGTTTTACGAGAACATTATCGACAGAGCAGACGCGTTTGCCGAGGCCTACCAAGGCCGAAAAGGGCTGATTGGCCCGATTGCGTTAGCGTCAGCCAAAAAGACCAATAACGTCCTTGAGTTTTTAGAAGATCAACTTGCCGAGTTAGAAATCATGCGTTACGATGTGTGTGATAAATCAGACGCGCCGTTGCAGAACTTAATTGACGGTATTATTGAGCTGTACCTTTCAACCCTCTATAAGTTGAGGTTTTTAGCATGAACCTATACGCATCGCAGACCCAATATGGTAAGAACGAAGATTTTACCCTTCAAGTAGCCCGCGGATTAGTGCCAGGTCATAGCGTTATTACTGTTTTTGGTTATAATGCTGACGTTGACATCGGCGAAGAAACTGTGTGGCCTGACGGCGGCACAATCCCCCACCCAACCGCTGCGTCTGTTTTGAAAATTAGTTCGTCAAGCGCAAGTGATACATCTGCTGGTACTGGCGCACGTACAGTATTTATTGAAGGCGTAGACGGAAACTACAACGTTGTCAGTGAGACTGTAATACTAGCTGGTCAAACCGCAGTCGACACAATCAATTCTTACTTATATGTAAATTCGTTTTATGTGGCTACAGTAGGTTCTGGCGGCGAAAACGCTGGCAATATCAATGCAGGCACCGGAACCGTTACATCAGGTGTTCCTGCCGTGTTGTACGACATCATCGCCGCGGGCTATAACAACCGCACCACTGGACACTATTGTGTGCCCGCGGGCTACACCGGCTACATGGTCGAAGGTTTATTTTCCGCTGGTCAAGCGTCTGGATCAACTGCGGTCACTGGCTTTTTGAAACAGCACGGCCCTGACGGGATTCTTCGTGTTGGCGCCGTGGCAACAGTTAACAATAGTTCGGCTGTGTTTATGTTCCAATTCCCTTACGCAATCCCAGAAAAAAACTGCGTTGGCGCTACAGCAATTGGATCAGCAAACAACAATGCGGTAAGTTCATACTTTAATATTATTTTGATTAAAAATTATCAAGGCTAATTATGGCAAACTACACATATTCAGACGCAACCGTACAGGTAAAAGTCGGTGCAGGTAAACTTTACGGCATTTTTGTATCGACATCTTCTAGCGGCACTTTGACTGTTTATGACAGCCCTGCTAAAAGCGCTAGCGACCCAAAAATTGCAAACACCATTACAGTATCAGCAGGCACACAATATTTAAGTTTCCCTGCAGGCGTCTTTTTTAATAAAGGCTTGTATATTGTGCTTGCAAACACAGCTACTTTTACAGTAGTCTACGATTAATCAATTTTTAAATCGTACTGGCGCGATACACCAGGGTTTCTAAGGAAACATCGAAATGGACGAAAGTCAAGAAGTAGTACCAGCGGAAGTATCCGCGCCAGAGCAGGTGGCAACGGCTGCACCTGAACCTGAAGTAACAGCGCCGGAAGCAGTAGAACCAGCAGCAGAAGCACCTAAGACCTTCTCACAAGAAGAACTTGATGCCGCTATTGGTAAACGACTTGCTAGAGAACAACGTAAGTGGGAAAGAGAGCAGGCAGCTAAAGCCGCTGAAAAGCAGCTTAAAACTCCAGTAGAAATCCCGCCGATTGAGCAGTTTGCTTCACCAGACGAATATGCTGAAGTTTTGGCAGAACGTAAGGCAGAAGAATTGCTTGCTAGGCGTGAACAAGCTAGGGTGCAGTCCGAAACTCTTGAGGCATTTCACGACAGAGAAGAAGAAGCTCGGAATAAGTACGATGACTTTGAACAAGTAGCGTATAACCCCAAGCTCCCAATCACTAACGAGATGGCTCAAACGATTCAGTCTTCCGAGGTTGGCCCCGACATAGCTTATTACTTAGGGTCTAATCCAAAAGAAGCAGAACGTATTTCTCGTTTATCGCCGCTTTCGCAAGCCAAAGAATTAGGGAAAATTGAGGCTAAATTAGCTGATAACCCAGTAGTAAAAAAGACTTCGAGCGCCCCAGCACCAATTGCTCCGATTACGGCAAGATCCTCTGGATCGCCTGCAACAGACACGACCGACCCTCGTTCGATTAAATCGATGAGTACGTCAGAGTGGATTGAAGCAGAACGCCAACGTCAGATCAAGAAGTGGGAAGCGCAGAGAAACCGCTAACTATTTTTTTTAATTAGGACTTTATTATGTCAAATTCGATCTTAACCATCGACATGATTACAAGAAAAGCTCTCGAAATCCTCGAGAACAACCTTGTACTCACACGTAACGTAAACCGCCAGTATGACGATTCTTTCGCTGTTGAAGGCGCAAAAATCGGTTCTACTCTCCGTATCCGCTTACCAGACCGCGCTTTGGTAACTGACGGTGCCGCCCTGCAAGTTCAGGACGACAACGAGCAGTTCACAACTTTGTCTGTTGCTAGTCAAAAGCACATTGGTGTTAACTTCACCTCTGCTGAATTGACAATGCAGTTAGATGACTTCGCAGAGCGTGTTCTAAAACCACGTATTTCGCAGTTGGCTTCTTCTATTGATGCAGACGTAGCAAACAGCTACAAAGCAATCTATAGCTCAGTTGGTACCCCTGGCACAACTCCTTCTACTTCTTTGGTGCTGTTACAAGCTCAACAGAAGCTGAACGAAAACGCTGCTGTTATGTCCCCACGTTACGCTACTGTTAACCCAGCAGCCAACGCAGGTCTAGTTGAAGGCATGAAAGGTCTGTTTAATCCTACAGACACAATCAGCCGTCAATTCAAGAATGGCATGATGGGCATGGGCGTATTGGGCTTCGACGAAGTTAACATGAGCCAGTCTATCAAGCAACACACAACTGGTACACGTTCTACAAGCGATACTATCCTTGTAAACGGTACTGTAACAACTGAAGGCCAAACAACTATCAGTATTGATGGTGGTACTGGTTCTGCAACTGTTACCGTTGGCGATGTATTTACCATTGCTAACGTGTTTGCTGTTAACCCACAAACCCGCGAGTCAACAGGTAGCTTGCAACAGTTCACTGTAACTGCTGCTAACACTGCTTCTGGTGGTGCTTGGACTAACATCGCTATTTCACCAGCTATGTTTACCTCAGCTAACGCTTTGGCAACTATCAATGCGTTCCCACAAGACGGCGCAGCGGTAACTTTCTTAGGCGCAGCTTCTACCCAGTACGCTCAAAACTTGGTTTACCACAAAGATGCGATCACTTTTGCGACCGCTGACTTGTTGTTGCCACAAGGTGTTGACATGGCGTCCCGCCAGGTTCACAACGGTATCTCTATGCGTGTTGTACGTCAGTACGACATCAATAACGACCGTTTACCTTGCCGTATTGACGTTCTGTACGGTTACAGCACAATTCGTCCACAAATGGCTTGCCGTATCTGGGGCTAAAACTAAATGCTCCCGCGCAAGCGGGGGCTTTTTAAATCAATTTTTTAAAGGAATTTCATCATGGCTCTCCCAAATGGTGCAGGTGGTTATCAAGTTAATGACGGTAACGTCGGTGAGGCACTGCTGTTTGTACAAGGCGCTCCAACAAGTTTGACCGCTGGCGCAACTGCAACGGCTGCTCAATTAGCAAATGGCTTGTTTGTATTTAACGGTACTGCTGGCAATTTAGTTCTGCCAACCGTAGCTTTGCTTGAAGCTGATATTTCTAGCGCAACTAAAGTAGACGCTGCGTTTGACTTTATCGTCATCAACGCTGATGCTTCAACTGACGACGTTACGTTGACTGTTGGCACAGGCTGGACAATTGTTGGCAATGCAGTTGTAACTGAAGCTACTTCAGCTCAGTTCCGCGCCCGTAAAACCGGCGAAGGTACTTGGACTTGCTATCGTATTGCTTAATGTAACGCCCCGCCCTTCGGGGCGGGTTTCTTTTTAAGGAAAAATTATGTCTACAAATACCAAACCTATTGGGGTTGCGTATGCAGATCAATTATTAGACGGCGCCCGTTTTGTTCCTGAAGTTGCAGCTAACACTGCCGCTTTAACGACTATTACATCGACTGCTCCTGGCACTCCTGACTATGCAATTCAAGATTTAACACAAACAACTCCTTTTGGCTTTGCAACTAAAGATGAAGGAAACTCTGTATTGGCGGTTATTGCTAACCTCCAAACCCGTGTTTCTCAACTTGAAACTAAGTTGGCTGTTTACGGCTTGCTGCCTTAATAAAATAGGGGGCTAAACACCCCCTAACTAAATATGACAATTTACTTAAGACATCCTGACCACGGCACTAAAGTTGCCACGATGGAATTAGAAGCAGAAAATGATGAACAAAACGGCTGGGTAAGATATACTCACGATACGCCATCAATTTCTGAGGAAGTTGAAACAGTAGAAGAAGCTACTGAAGTTGCGGCTCCTGTTAATACACTGGAAGTAAAAAGACGTCGTAAAACCGCACAGTAAGGAGTAGGCTATGGCGACAACCGCCGGGGATCAAATTAACGCAGCATTACGCTTAATCGGTATGCTCGCTGAGGGCGAAACGCCTTCTTCTAATACTTCTAATGATGCGTTAAACGCTTTGAATCAAATGATTGATTCATGGAATACTGAGCGTTTATCTGTCTTTTCCACCCAAGATCAGATCGTATCTTGGCTGCCAAACACGTACGTTCATACTTTAGGGCCTACTGGCGATACCGTTGGTAACCGCCCCATTTTGGTTGACGACTCGTCTTACTTCCGCGACCCCCAGTCTGGCATCTCGTTTGGCATTAAGTTAATTAACCAACAACAATACAACGGTATTGCGGTTAAAACGGTGACTTCGACCTATCCACAAGTCATGTGGGTCAATATGGAATACCCCGACATTACTATGACGGTGTACCCAGTCCCCACTAAATTACTAGAATTTCACATTGTTTCTGTCAATGAATTGACCACGCCCGCTGTTTTAGCGACCAATTTAACCTTTCCACCAGGCTATTTAAGGTGTTTTAAATACAACTTAGCGTGTGAAATAGCTACTGAATTTGGTATTGCCCCACCAGCTAACGTAGCTAGAATCGCTATGACTTCCAAGCGCAACCTTAAGCGGATTAACAATCCTGACGATATTATGTCCTTGCCTTACAGCATTGTGGCTACCCGTCAGCGGTATAACATTTTTGCTGGTAATTATTAATGAAATCGCATATTTTGGGGCAATCGTATGTTGCCCGCAGCATCAATGCTGCGGACAATGTAATGGTCAACTTGTTTCCAGAAGCTACGCCTGACGCGGGCAAAGAAAACGGTTTTTTAAATAGAACGCCTGGACTGCGTAAACTTGCCACTATTGGTAAAGGCCCCATCCGCGCCCTATGGTCGCATCAGACTAATGGCACAGACGCCTATGTTGTGTCAGGCAATGAAGTTTTTAAAATTGACGCAGGGTATTTCCCAACTAAATTAGGCAATATTGCTGGTTCAGGCCCAGTATCGATTGCAGATAACGGTACACAACTATTCTTTGCCGCCAATCCTCAAGGTTATATTTATGACGAAGTAGCCAATACTTTTGTTCAAATTACTGACCCAGACTTCCCCGGCGCAGTAACGGTAGGCTATTTAGACGGTTATTTTGTGTTTAATGAACCAAATAGCCAAAAACTTTGGGTTACTGAGATATTTGACGGCACCATAATTGAGCCGTTAGCGTTTGCTAGTGCTGAAGGATCGCCCGACTTAGTTCAAGCTATTAACGTAGACCAACGTGAGCTTTGGGTGTTTGGTACAGATACCGTTGAGGTATGGTACAACGCGGGTACCGCTAATTTCCCTTTTGCGCGCATCCAAGGCGCTTTTAACGAGTTAGGGTGCCTAGCCCCTTACTCCGTAGCAAAACTCGATAACACGCTGTTTTGGCTTGGCAATGACCCCCGTGGCTATGGCATCGTTTACCGTGGCGAAGGGTATCGCGGTAAACGCGTATCTACCCACGCGGTTGAGTTTGCTATCCAAAGCTACGGCGATGTATCCAATGCGCTTGCGTACACATACCAGCAAGAAGGCCATGCTTTCTACGTTTTGATATTCCCAACAGTTGATAAGACCTGGGTGTTTGATGTGGCTACAGGCGCATGGCATGAGCGTGCAGGCTTTGATAATGGTTACTTTACCCGCCATCGTTCAAATTGTCAGATGAACTACCAAAGTCAAACCGTTATTGGCGATTATTTAAACGGCAATCTATACGCTTTTGACTTAAATGTTTATGACGATAATGGCGCTATTCAAAAATGGGTGCGCTCATGGAGAGCGCTTCCTACAGGCACTAATAACTTAAAACGCACCGCACAACACTCATTACAGCTTGATTGTGAGGCTGGCGTGGGTACAAACACAGGCCAAGCGCAAGATCCACAAGTCATGCTTCGCTGGTCAGATGACGGCGGTCACACTTGGTCAAACGAGCATTGGGTATCTGTTGGCAAAATTGGTGAATATTACCGCCGGGCTATCTGGCGTCGCCTTGGCATGACAATTAAACTTCGTGACCGCGTTTATGAAATTTCAGGCACCGACCCTTCCAAAATCGTTATTATGGGTGCTGAATTGATTTTAAGCGGCACAGATGCCTAGTAATCTAACTACCATTCCCGCCCCGCGGGTTCCGTTAATAAACGCCGATACAGGGCTTATATCAACTGAATGGTATCGCTTTCTATTTAACCTTTATACGCTTTCAGGTTCGGGTAGCAATCTAGTTTCTTTAGATGA